TACTCATGTGTACCCACTGCTTTTACAAGCGTGTGCTCTTTTTTTAAGGAGTTGTAAGGGTCAATCAAAAGACATTGGTAATCCCATGCATCTTTAATTGATTTAGCTTCATTAAGTAAGTCCTTGTAGTTGTAAAGTCTTGAGTTGCTTATAAGTTTAAAGTGAGACTCTGCCCAAGAGATTGCTTTGCTTATTTTCATCTCTGAGGCTTGGTCCACTGTTTGACCCATCTTAAATTCTATAATCTTTCTCATGATACTCTCAGGAGTATTTTCAGAAGAAAAAAGTAGAAATCTAAGTTTGTGTTTCATTGCCCAAACTACAAAGAGGTATATTATAAAAGTAGTCTTACCTGTATTTGCATGACCCATACAAAGTACAAAGTTGTTTTGTAAATATCTATAGTGATTGTCTATACCCTCTACTCCTATAGGTAGACCTTTTTTAATTCTACCATACTTGTAGTCTAATATTTTGTTTAGGATTTCGTTGCCTTGAACTATCATAAAAAAAAAGGGGAGATTTCTCCCCCCTATCAATTAAAATGGTAAGTCTGATGTGTCTACAGGTTGACGAGATGGGTTCTGCTCTTTATTAGAAACCTCTCCAATCATCTCTGCTATCTTCCATCCTTGCAGGTTAGTGTAATACTTTCCTTTGTACTCATTGCTTCTTACGTTAAAAGAAACTGCTACACTGTCTCCATCGTTAAACTTTGACAATTCTTTTACTTTGTCATTTATAAAGTCTAATTGTACTGTTTGTGGGTACTTGTCATTTGTAGTTAATAACATACTTTTTTTAGTCAATGCTTTGATTTGTTCTTCTTGACCAATCTTTTGAATTTTACCTTCTAATTTTAATTCCATAATTACTGTGTTACGTGTTGTTCTAATAATGAAGCTGTTTTTCTTAATTGTTTAATTTCTACCTTGTCAGCTATTACAAGGTCTACTGCCATTTTAAGCGTAGATTGTCTAATGATGTACATTTGCGTTTTGTCCATAATAAAGTTGTTGTTTAAGAAGTTTGTTTTCTGTTTTGAGTTCTAAGAGTTCTCCTTGAAGCTCGATTAATTTTTGATATAAGTTTTCCATATCTCAAATATATGAAAAAATGTTAATAAAAAAAAAGGAGGGTTTTTACACCCTCCCAACAAACAATCAAAACCAAACTAATCAAACAACGATTTTACTCTTATAATGTTCTATAAGTTCTTCTAGCTCAAAGATACTATGTTTTTTTGTTTCTTGACTTTTAAGGTAAAGTTTTTCTGATAACTCTACACCTAAAGCTCTTGAGTATTCATAGATTGAACCTTGATTAAACCTATTACAGTATCTACATTGTATAAATACATTTTGCTCATCATACCTGGTAGACATATATTTTCTTGACCTAAAGTGTCCTGCATCCATCTCTTTCCAATGTTGTTTCTTATCGCATGAAATACACTTAGCATAACCATTATTATCAGAATCTCTCTTTCTTATATACTCACTGAATATTCTATCCAGCTTTTTAATTAGTTTACTTCTTGTTAGTTTACGCATTATATATATCCAAAATCTTTAAGGATTTTGTCATAAAAATATTTATTATTTTATAGACTTCCCACTATCCCACCAAAGTTAGATGCTTTTTATTTAAGATGTAAAATATTGTTTACAACTACTAACAATTATCTGCCTTGTCCCTTGTAGAGCTTCTTGTAGGTCTTGGAGTTTTTAAGTAAAGATGCTTTTTTAGAATGTCTACCTTTTCTTTTAACCTTTTTTTTCTCTCTAAAAATGAAAGTTGCTTGACCTGCCATTAATCAAATGTAAAATAAATTAAGGTTAAAACTGCTAATATACAATGTGGACAAATCATTTCGTTTTATCTTTTATTTTCTCATAAGTCCTTAGACCACCTAAACCTAACATACCCATTAGTACAGTAAATAATGGTTCTGTTTCTAATACAGGAAATTCAGTATCTGGATATATAGTTTGAATAATTGGAAAGGCAACAAAGTGATAAGCAAATGCAAGAGAGCATACCCACCCAACAGAAGGACGCCAACCACTAACAAATAAGTTTCTATGTTGTGCTTCAATTTCATTAATCTTAGCTTGTATTTCAAGTATTGCATTTGGGTCTAGTTCTTTTCCTTTAATAGCTTCTCTTAGTTCCATAGCAAGACCTCCTATAGCTGACTTGCCTTTGTTTCTTCCTGTGAGTAAGCTAAGTATTGTTTTAATCATTGAGAGTGCTTCCTACTGTATCAGTTTTAGTAAGTCCATATAACAGGCGAAGATTTCCATAAGTCGCTTGAGTCGACATGGATAAATGAGGAGGCAATCCCAATTCTACGGAACCCTGCTTCTTGTAAGGCTGTAAGGATAGTCCATCTATCTGCTGAGCTTTTGCAGACAATATCTGCTGCCTCTCCTTTAAGATGGCTTGAGTTTGGACTCGCTGAATATCCTCTTGCACTAAGCGATTGATTATATTCATCTGTTCGGTATCCAGAAGATATTTTGAAGGGTATACCAGCAATCCCTCTTGCAACATCGAGCATCGAAAGGAACTTCCTATCCATATTAGTAGCACCAGAGTTAGGCAAATCTGGAGAGTCAAATTCTTCATATTGAAAATGTTTAAGACTCATCTTTGCATTCTTTTTTACATCCACACTTACCTGACTTGCAGTCATCATGGTCTAATGTAGATTTAAGCAGCAATCTATCTATTGTGTCATCTTGTACTTTGATAAGCATACCTTCAAGCATATCTTTTGATGCAACTAGCATATCAATTTTAGTTTCTAAGTTGCTTATCTTTTTCTTTGCAGCATCAAGGTCATCAGGGTTTCTTCCTGTGATACTCGCTATGACCATTGCGATTGATGCGGCAATCATTCCAATGAGGGTATTTACTATCTGTGCGTTTTCTTGAGGAATTTGATATTTAGATAGATATAACAATATTAAAACAACTAAGAAGAATACTAAAAGACTACCTGCAAAGTGTCTAATATCTTTTGCAGCTCCATTGCGTAAAACTTTCATTTGTCGTAAGGTTTTGAGATTGGTCTGTATAAGGATGCTAATCGTTTTTTAATGCGATTCATTCTGATGCCTTGTATTTGATTTTGTCGAAATGATATACCAAAAAACATAATTACTTTTTAAGTGCTTTATATATTTGTATAACCGTGAATGTTAGCGTAGCAGTTAAAACTAAAAACTGCATTACAGGATTAATATCCGAAACACTAACAGCAAAAGAGCTAATTCCTAAAGTATAAACGCCAAATATCTTCAAATCATCCATATCATTTGATTGCCATATATAAATAAGTGCTACCTGATGCATTTATATAACTTCCTTGGTTACCAAGTGAAAACCCATCGTCTTGTAAAACCACACCACCAGCAACACTTGCATCAGCATCAGATTCATTTGCATAAAGCCATTTATCAGGTCGTCTGCTATCTACAATAACCCAATTTGTACTGTCTAGTGTTGTGTTTTTTATCATTACAAAACTTGGTCTAAAACCATTTGAACCTGATGAAGTTCCATCATCTGTAGTGTAAATTCTTAAACCTACCGAACCAGCACTGTAAGATGAAATTTTTTGATAACCTGCAACGCTGTGAAAACAATACATTATTACATTATGAGATGAACTTGATGCAAAACTACCTGGTCTTATACCTGCAACAGTAGAAGTCATACCAGCACCCCACATTGTAGATGTACTTGCGACAGCATCATCTGTGTTTAATTTTAAAGCTTGTGAAGTAGATGTAACACCATTTGCAAAGACATACCAAGCATCAACAGCATCTCTGTTTTTTAATATTACAAGTTCAGGTGCAGAAGATAATCCATGTCCTACTGTTTCAGCACTTGTAGATGTACTGCCTGTCCAATTCACTATACTAAATCCAGCAGCACTATTTGCACTTACTGAACTTGTAATACTTCCATTACCATTTGAAACTGCCGCTCCGCCACCTTTCCAAACCCACGCTACATAAGAATTATTACTTGCATTAACGTATGGGCTACTTCCAACAAAAAAACCATTATTTTCAAAACTTCTAAAATATATACCACCAGCAGCATCAGGTGTATTT